ATGCTGGTTCAGGAAACACTCCAAGCACAAGTCCAAGTCAAGGTAATGATGGTGGTTCTAGCATAACAGGTGGAGTATATGGTGGTGGTGGAGGAGGAGGTGCTGGTGGTGAAGGTGCTGATTCATCTACTGATAATGGTGCAGCAGGGGGTGCTGGAACAGCATCTTCAATTACAGGATCATCAGTCACAAGAGCTGGTGGTGGTGGAGGTTCTGGTTCAAATAATGGTAGTGCCGGTGGAGCTCTAGGTCCTGGTGGTGCTGGTGGAGGTGGTAATGGAGGTAGAGAATCTCCAGCAGTTACAGGTACTGCAGGAACAGCTAACACAGGTAGTGGTGGTGGAGGTGCTGCATCTCCGGGCGCACAAGGAGGAGCAGGAGGAAAAGGTGTAGTTATTTTAAGTATGCCAGATGCAAAATATTCAGGAACTACAACAGGAAGTCCAACAGTAGCTACAGGAGTTTCAGGTAAAACAGTTTTAACATTTAACGGATCAGGGAGTTACACAACATAATGGCTAGTTTTGCAAAAATAGGATTAAATAATAAAGTAATAGAAGTTCAATCTGTAGTAAATGAAGTTTTGCACGATAGCAATGGTGTTGAACAAGAAAATATTGGAATAGATTTTTTAACTAAATTAACAGGATGGGCAATTTGGAAACAAACTTCTTATAATACTTTTGGTGGTGTGCATTCATTAGGACAAACACCTTTAAGAAAAAATCACGCAGGAGTAGGTTATACATATGATGAAGACAGAGATGCTTTTATACCACCTAAACTTTATCCGTCTTGGATATTAAACGAAGAAACTTGTCAATGGGATGCACCAGTTGCTTTACCTGACACAGAAAATAGATATAATTGGAATGAAGAAACACAACAATGGGATTTAGATGAGTAGTATAATAAAAGTAAATACAGTTCAGGATACAGACGGTAATAATATTATCAACGAAAATGCTAATACTATTACTATAGGAGCTTCTGGTGATACAATATCAATTCCTGCTGGCGCAACTTTAGCTAACAGTGGTACTGCTACAGGATTTGCAAGTATTGCTTGGCAATCTTCAATTGTAACAGCTGCTACTTTAACAGCAGAAGCAGGAAAAGGATATTGGATTGATACAAGTTCAAATGCTTGTACAATAACTTTACCAGGTTCTGCTTCAGTGGGAGATCAAATTATTTTTACAGACTACGCTAGAAATTGGGCAACTAATGCAGTCACAATAAATCAAAACAGTTTAAAATTTCAAGGAAATACAAGTCCTAACCCAATTTATAATACCAATGGTCAATCAGTAGATATTGTTTATTCAGGAGCAACTAAAGGTTGGATTCCTAATTCAGATGATGATGTAACTTTAGAAACTCCACAATTTGTTGGAACAACAAGTTTTTTAGTTGTAGCTGGTGGTGGTTCGGGTGCATATGATCAAGGAGGTGCTGGTGGAGCTGGTGGTTATAGAGCATCTTATAACTCTGAAGCGTCTGGTGGAGGTGGTTCTGCTGAATCAGCCTTAACACTTACTCAAGGAACAGTATATACAATTACAGTAGGTGCTGGTGGTGCGGCAAGGACTGGATCACCTGCGATAGGTCTTAATGGAGTTAATTCATCTATTTCTGGTTCTGACATTACAGATATAATTTCTGTTGGCGGTGGAGGAGGTGGTTCTGGTTCTCCTAATGCTGGTTTAGCTGGTGGTTCTGGAGGTGGAGGTTCTGGTGGAGGTGCTGGTAATGCGGGTGGTGCTGGTACTGCTAACCAAGGTTTTGCTGGGGGTGCTAGTTATATTAGTCCTGCTAATCCTGGAGAAGATTCTGGTGCTGGTGGTGGAGCTGGTCAGGCTGGTAATAATCCCGTGGTTAAAGGTGGAGATGGAGTAGCATCAACAATTACAGGTTCATCAGTTACAAGAGGTGGTGGCGGTGGTGGAAATGATTATGGTAATAATAATAATAGAGCCGGTGGAGCTGGTGGTGGTGGAAATGGTGGAACAACTACTCCTGGAAGTGCCGCAAGTCCTGCAACTGTAAATACAGGCGGAGGAGGTGGTGCTGGAAGTGGTAACCCACCTTCCGATAGTGGTGCTGGTGGTAGTGGTGTAGTTATTTTAAGAGTTTTGACTTCAGAATATTCTGGTACAACAACAGGTAGTCCAACTGTTACAACAGATGGAACAGATACAATATTAACATTTAACGCATCAGGGAGTTACACACCATAATGGCACATTTTGCAAAACTAGGAATTGGTAATATAGTTGAAACAGTTGAAGTAGTATCTGATGATATTGCAACAACTGAACAAGCTGGTATGGATTTTTTAAATAATCTTTATGGATCAAGAGATGTTTGGAAACAAACTTCTTACAATACTACTGCTGGAGAACATAAATTAGGTGGTACACCTTTTAGAAAAAATTTTGCTGGTGTTGGTTATACTTATGATCAAACAAGAGATGCATTTATACAACCTAAACCTTTTAATAGTTGGGTATTAAACGAAACTACTTGTATTTGGGAATCACCTGTAACTAAACCAGAATTAACAGAACAAAATCTTCAAGATGGAAGTAGATATGTTTGGAACGAAGAAAACCAAACGTGGGACTTCATTGACAATTCCTAGAAAATAATATATTATAATTTCCATAAGGTGGTATGGAAAGAAATTTAAAAATTATTAATAATTTTTTAGATAAAGATTTTTTTGAAAAATTAAAAACACTCATTATAGAATCAGAATTCTCTTGGTTTAAAAGAGAAACTATGGTTGCTGGTACAACAGATAATTTAGGGTATTTTACTCATTCTTTTTATAATAATCATAAAGTAACTTCTGAAAGATATTATGAGTTTATATTACCTATTTTAAATAAACTAAATTCAAAAGCCACTATAACAGCAAGAGCAAATCTAGCCCCATCAGTATTTTACAAAGAAAATTCTTGTGCTTTTCATACAGATCAAAAATTTAATTGTAAAATAGCTATATTGTATTTAAACACTTGTGATGGTGGAACAGACTTTAAAATTAAAGATAAGATTCATTTTGTTAAATCAGAAGAAAACAAAATAGTAATATTCAATAGTGATATTGAGCATAGAGGAACAAAATCAAATGATGTTGATTTTAGATACTTAATTAATTTCAATTATTTTATTTAATGAAAAAAAACTTAAAAGATTACATATTACATTTAGATAAATGGATTCCTAAAAAAATTTGTAATAAAATTATTAAAGAATTAAATAAAGATAAAAATTGGTATAGACACAATTGGACTGATTCTAAATCTTATAAAAAATATTCTATCGAACAAAAAGAAATGTATATGAACAACACACAAGAATTTACTGATGTAAAAGAATTATATGATTTAGTTTGGAAAGGATTAGAAAAATATATTGTAATAGAAAAATTAGGTGGAGATGAATTTAAAGGTTGGGTTGGATTTAATCAAATAAGATTTAATAGATACAATAAAGATCAATCAATAGCAAAACACGTAGATCATATTCAATCTTTATTTACAGGAGATATTAGAGGTATTCCAATTTTAAGTATTGTAGGTGTTTTAAATGATGATTATGATGGTGGAGAATTTATTATGTTTGATGATTATGAAATTAAATTTAAAGCTGGAGATTTAATATTATTTCCATCTGTGTTTTTATATCCACATTTAGTTAAACCAGTTAAGAAAGGAACAAGATACTCATTTGTATCTTGGGCATATTAAATGACTAAACCTGTAATTCAAAATATTTTTCCAACACCTATTTATACAACAAAAATAGACAGAGGATTTACAAAACAAGAATTAAATTTTGTAAAACAACAAAAAAAACATTGCACAAATAATCAAGGAAATATTAATACAAAAGATAATTATATTTTAAACAGAAAAGAATTTAAAAACATAAAAAAATTTTTAGATAAACATTGCAAAGATTATTTAGATACAGTTATATGTCCTAAAGATAATATAAAAATTTATATAACTCAATCTTGGTTAAATTATACAGATGCTAATCAATATCATCACAGACACGAACATCCTAATTCAGTAGTGTCTGGAGTATTGTATTTTGATTCAGATATAAAAAATGATAAAATTTTATTTGTAGATTCAAAAGGTTACCAACAAATAAAACCAAAAATAGATGATACAAAATGGAATTTATGGAACTCTGGTACTTGGTTTTTTCCTGTAGAAACAGGTAATTTATTTATGTTTCCATCATCGACTACTCATCAAGTAGAAACTAAAAAAGGAAACAACACTAGAATAAGTCTAGCTTTTAATACTTTCTATAAAGGATCTGTAGGATCAAATACTGAATTAACGGAGTTGATACTATAGAAATATAGTATATAATCTTTAGATGGAGACAGGGCACCACCACATACCCCCTGTCTCCTTTTAAGGATTATTTATGAGTTTAGGATTTGACGCAATATCAGCATTACCATTT